CTATCTAGGTAATCCTTTCTTCAGTGCTGTATTTGCTCTTTCAACAGCTTTCTTTTCTTTCCAATCCATATACCTTTTTTTGTATCTGGATTTCATAAAGTTATCAAATTTACGCTGTACAGTAAGATTCCATAGGGAGTGTGCTTTTATTGCCCAGCTCTTATCCCATGCACGAAGCGAAATAGAGAAAGATCCGTCCAGATATTTCATCCAGTGCCACCATCCGGTTGGCATAAACAAGGTATCACCATGCTCCAGGAAACATTCTATTCCTTCAATTCCGTCTAATGCCGGGAATTTTTCGAAATCAGGATTTTCTATATCATAATCTTCTAATGCATAAGTTGCATATGGAATCTGATACAAGCGGTCCTTCCATTTATATTCAAAAAGCATAACATGCTTTCTTCCGTTAAAATGCGTATGGAAGATATGTGGCATATCTATATCATAGTGCAGGAAAGTTACTGATCCTTTTCCTCCGAAAAACATACTTGGATATTTATCAAGGAAACCACCCATCAGATCTTTAGGTGATATATAATCATTAAGCAATTTCGGAGCGAATTTGATTGGATCAAAGAAGAATATTCTAAGATCGGTCGGTTCACGCTGAATAAGGTCGATATAATCACCAAATTTCATTTCAGCAGCCGAGGCATTAATAGGAGCCGCCGGGTCTGCTTTAGAGCTATCGTATAACGGAACTGTTACATCCCCTACTACTTCTTTCACATAGTCCATGGTCCACTTCTGGTATGCGGGCCATTTTTTAGCCATATTTTTTATAACCACAGGCTTACGCGGCTTCAGGTATTTTTCGCGAAAATCTTCCTGAGAAATGTCGTCTACAACATCAATAGGCTTAAGGGTTATTCCCATTTGATTTAATTTAAGTGCTAAGGTATTAATTTTTAAGATATAAAAGTGAAATAAAAGTAATTTATTTAGAACTATTTTAAATAAGATGCAAATTACTAATTTATCCTCTTTTCATCTACTCTAGGGGCTTATCCCCAACATTCTTATAAAACAAAAAAACCACCTTGTTAGGTGGTTTTGTGGTTTCTCCAGGAATCGAACCAGGGACACATGGATTTTCAATCCATTGCTCTACCAACTGAGCTAAGAAACCATTACTATAAAAACGTATTATTTCGTTTTTAAAGTGGTGCAAAAATACAGATATTATCCATACCATGCAAGCTTTTATTTCAATTAGTTGTTTTAAATTAATCAAATAAACCCTGAATATATGCCGAATTTTTAATATTTAGCTGTAAATGAAAATATTAGCAATATAAAACCAAAAATATTAAAAGAATACTTTCACTAAAAGTATCAGAACTAAATACAAAGATCATAAAAAACAAAAAAGCCACCTTGTTAGGTGGCTTTTGTGGTTTCTCCAGTACTTTTTTAAACATTATATGACATTGAAAATCAGACATGTTAGTTAATTATTGTGTCTTATTTGTGTTTAATGTCTTATATTTTTCCGCTAAATCAGCAATTTTAGACATGTCAGAAAGTACCTTTTTAAGGACTTCATTATGCTCTTCTCCTGCTTTATTTGTGTGATTCTGGACATAGATAAAATCGTTTACATCATCATCTATAAATTTATTTATATCAATGTTTGGATAGGCCTTCTGGATCTTTTGCAAAATTTCTAAGGTCATTTTATTATGGCCATTAATAATATTGTTAATCACAGCCCTAGAAACACCAATAGATCTTCCAAATTCAGCGTTGGATATTCCTAAATCGTTGATATACTTAAAAGTTTTCTCACTGATATTCATTCAGTTGCATTTTATATAACAATTTTGTATAGAATTTATATACATATATGTATAGTTTTTCTTTACATTTGCTAACAGTTAGTAACATTAATTGACGCTAAGATAATGCAAAAAAAAGAACCTCGAAAAATTGATTTGGATATTGAATCTAAATTCAAAACAATAGACGATTATCTTCCAAAGAGGTACACTCCTCTTGTTCAGAAAAAGTACAAAGAATTGTATGATGAGGAAGTTAGTGCAGGAAATATCAGACAGACTAAGTATGATAGAACTGGCAACATGAAAATAATCAGGGCTTTATATGAGGTCGCTGAAGATTCAAAATTTTAAACCAAATATTTTATGAACGCAGAAAGAACTTATCCTGGCATGTGTGACGGCAGCTTGGAAATATTTTACCATGAGCCTTCATGTAAGCTTATGGCCATAAAAGGCGGCAAGGTTATGCCTTTTAAAGAACTAACCACAAAAGACACTCATTTTCTTCAGGAGATCATTGATCGTGATGAGAAGTTGAGAAATGTATTGGACCTATGGTTTTTCGAAGACACACAAAAGAAAGTTGAGTGCTTGGCAAGGTGTCGTTTTGGAGGATTAAATACTGTTCCGGATTATAGCGAAGGAGAAATAGCTTCTCCAGATTATATAAACTGTGCCTACCGAGGCAAATGCATTGGAGAAGGAATAATATGTAAACCCATTGTTTATAATGGTTTTTCATTAACCTCCTTAGATATTAAGGCAATTCAATTCATGTCTACAGATATGAAAAACACTGCCATCTGTGAAGAGCTTCAAATAGCGGAAGGAAGTTTCAATGTCTTCAGAACTATTCTTTATCAAAAGCTAGGAAATATAAAATCAAAACAAGAGTTGGCCAGAATAGGTGTTATGCTTGGCATCTGCTAGGCGGGTCGGCAATTTACTACCCCGCCCCGGAAACGGGGCTTTTAATAAAATTATATGGAACAATTCCCATTAAAAATAAAGATTATAATTCCGGAGGATCCTACGGCCAGAACCAACATGATATTTAATTACATAGTATATAAAAGTCTACATGTAATTAGTGCTAAACGAGTCCTAAAGCTAGCTGAAAAATGCAAACCGGATCTATCTGTAATTATAAAAAGAATACATTCTTTCAGATTGTATGTTGATCTTTTCAATTTCTGCGAGATTGTAAATAGGATGCGAGATTATGGTTTTTTAACTGATGATGATCTGCTACTCCTGAAAGCTGAAGCTAATAAAGCATTAAGTGATAACTGTGACTGTATCGACATTAAAAATACATCACCACTTTACAAAAGAATAGATACTGTACGAACTAAAAATTAATATTATGCCAAAAATTCAAAGAGCCTTAGTTTTAGAAATAACTCCGGAGCAATATCTCAATTCATGCTCACCGATGGAGTTAAAAGAACTAGATCTTCTTTTATCTGGTCCTTTATACCAAAAAAGAATGAATACTAAATCCTGCTGTATATGTGGTTGTACTGAGTGGGATTGTAGACAGTGTATTGAAAGAACCGGGGAACCATGTTATTGGTTTGAAGAGGATCTATGCAGCGCATGTGCATCAACAACAACAAATTGTATAGAGAATGGATCCGAAAATTAGGAATTGGGTTAACGAGTATAGATCTAGATTACTCCCCAAATTAACAGTAGAAGATCTGATGAGAGATCATAACCATGAAATTTGGAGAAAATGCCCAAAATGTGGGCATGAGGAAGATTTACGGAAATCTTTTGATTGTTCAAATTGTGGTACAACAATTTATAAAAGTTTAAAAAATCAAAAATAGAATAGTATGAAATTAGTAAAAGTAGAAATCAATGCTTATGATCGTAGCAATGGAAGACCATTGCTTACGGTATCAAAATCAGGAAAATTTTCAATTTCTCCTACAATGCGAAACAAGATTGGGTATAAACCGGGACACAAAATAAATTTTTTCCAAGAGGAAGGTATTCCAAAGAATTGGTATATAACTCTTGATTATAATGAAGGAGAAAAGATCAGGGAGACTCAGGCTGGTAAATATATAGCAACATTTATTCAAAACTCTGGATTAGCAATTCTAATGCGCAAGCTATTTATAATAGAAGGTGTAATGACTTTTTCGATCGGAACTTCTACTCAACTACAAGGTGTAGATTATTGGCCTTTATTACTTAATAAATAGTTGAAGCTATGAAATACGTATCGAGAGTTAGCACTATTTATCAGGCCAAGAATAAGCTAGATAAAGAGATAATTAAATTACTGGAAGCTGCAGACCGAATCCTGATTGATAAAGAAGAGCTTTCTGCTTTTAAAAAGAAAATTACAAATCAGATCAAGGATCTGAATAAGCAAAATCCGAGATGTACCCCGAAAGAACCTAGTTGGTATAATGCAGGTGATAAATATAGAGATTTTGGATTATCAGGTATTGAATGCGTGATGTTTTATATTCATCAGATAACAAAGATAAACTAATGATACAGAGCATTTCAAAAGATCCAAACACAAATAAGACACAAATCGAAAATAATTGTGTCAACTAATCTAAATCTTTAAAATATGACAAAAGAGACATTAACAAAAGCAAACTATTTACTGAAAAGTATTAAAGAATTCAATAATGCATTAAACTGCTTTGAGGATAAATATGAAAATGGCGCTATTTACGACAGAACAGCAAAACTAGTATTTGACGTAGATGACTTAGATGGAGGGAGAGAATTTATTCCTGTTCCGATGATTCTAAGTAATGAAATTATCTCCTTCTTAAAAAGTGAAATCAAAAAAAAGATTGCCGAATATGAAAAAGAATTTCATGAACTATAGTATAAGAGTGATCTTATTTAAGATTCTTCTGCAGTTTTCAAATAAAACAATTCTTAAAAATCATTGGTAATGGATAAGTTCATTATTTCCGCCACGAATCGCCTGACAAAAAAAAGGGAGCCGGTTACGGCTCCTATGTCTAGAGAAGATGCAGAGCACTGGTCAGCTAGACCAAAGCATAAACAAACTCACAAATATTTTAAAATCGCAAAACACCCTTACTATGCAAAATAAAAAACTGATTACTCTAATGGATTTTGTTTTAAACATAGACGAAATTGTACCAGAGGTAAATAATTTTAAAAAGTTAGTAGCCATTGAGAATTATGCTAAATTCTTAAAGGAACGTATTAACCTGGGTATGTTCTTTCCATGTGATAAACATGGTAATTTATTAAAGAAGCCTAACAATTATGAATTATGGAAAGCCCTCCATGAAGAAGAAGGATCTACAATAGGATTCATAGAGCACGAAGAATATCTAGAAGCATCAAGTAAAGTTATTTTTGAAGACTTTTTTGTTGGAAGTGATACGTGGCCTGGTCGTGAATCTCAAATAGCCTTATACCACAAAAGTCGCAAATGGTCTGTTGCGCAAATAACACCAGAATTTATTTGGGACAGGACTAATGAGTTTACATTGGAAGATATTACTATACATTCTCCTTATAGAGATATTTATACATTCACTCCTGCTGCTATAAATAAATTCCTTCTTAATACAATATAGTATGATTTCTATAAGCCCAATTATATATGGCATCATAGCAGCAGTGTTGATATCCTTTATTTCTTGCGTAACCATCTTGGCAATTATGGGAGTAGATTATCTGAAGAAAAACAAACCAAACAAATTTAATTAGTATGCAGTTAACTCATTTATCTGGTATCACTGGAGAGTACGTAAAAGACTTTAAAGCGACCGGGCGAACTTATTATTCAACTGTTGTAAAATTAGAAGATGGTAGAGAATATGTTGCACCATCACATGAATTCTCTGGAGTGGATGGCATAAAGTTTATAAAGGTCAGTTATATAAGAGAAAATAGCTACATGAAGGTATATAGACATGATCCACCCTTTTATAAAGGGCTACGGATCACTTTAGATAAAACAGATACTAACCTATTGTTTCAAGAAACTGACTCATGGATAGACTTTAGATCTGTAGGATATTTAATTACACATATATCTGAAGAGGATTTTAAAAAGATATATATAAAAGCTATCGAGAGATTACATTCTCATTTTATAAACTCAAAAAAAAAGTTATGAAAAAGCACTTATTAATTCATGGAGATCTTAGATCTGGGAAATCTCTTCTCATAAAAAACCTCTTAAATAATAGAACAGTTTTCAAAATATACTGCAAGGATCCATTTATATTATCCACAAATTTTCTTTGGTCCTATGGAGCTGAAGAAAAACAAGTGTTACATTTTGAAGATGTAAACAAAAGTATAGATCCGAGAGAATTTATTTTATATACTGGATTTATTCCAGTGGATACACAAGGACATAAAATCTTTACTATTAATCCCCGATTAATAATTGAGTATTCAAATGAAATTGAAATTCCAAATGAACATTCTTTTATAAGAATGTTCCATGTTGTCAATACTAATACTATTAGCTACAGGGAAATAATTTCATTGATACATAAATGGAATGAATATACATGGAATAAATAAAGACTATGATTAGAATTAAACTTCCTCCGGAAGCTCTTAAAAGAAAATACAGTGCTGCCTACCGGCTCCGGAAAAAACTTGGTCTTACCAAATTTCCAAAATATCAGAAGAATATTTACAGCAGCTTAGACGAAGAACTGCTCAACATAGCAGAAGTTAAAATCCTAATAAATGAATTTGGCTTTGTAATAAAGCCACTAATAAAGTGAATTAAACATGGCATTTCCAATTAATCAAGATCAAATATTTGCAGCAACCAACGGAGGACTGGATATCATTACCAGGTTCATAGATGGTGTAGATCCCAACAAACATTTTAAAATACGGAAAGAAGGGACTGAGTCTGCAAATATGTCAAAGAAAGATGGTATTTATTTTGTGCGAGACTGGGGTGATGTAGGAGGTTTCTTTGAAAAATCCCGCCATGCAATTCATATTTATTCACACTATACAGGAAAGACTTACTTCGAATCGCTCCTGGATCTGGGTAGAGAACTGGGATTAGTTGATGATAAAAATACTGCAGTAAAGAATATCACCTCATGTAAATTCTATCAGTTCCAGGGTGAGCTGAACGATCAGGGGTTCTGCTATGAGACAAAGGATTTTACAGATTATGAGTTGGAGATCCTTGGTCCTCTAGTTACTCCGGAACTCTGCAGGAAATATGGTCTTTATTCTCTGAAGTCTTATTCCTGGATAAAGTCTGATGATCTGCAGCAGAAAGAAATGTGTACGGTTTACACTGTAGAATCTTCAGAGCTCTACCCTATCCTGGCATTTATTGTCTCTGATGGGAAAAGTAAATTATCGGTAAAAGGAGATCAAGTCGGGGATAAAGTAGAAGTTGAAAAGGCCGAGACTATGTGGCTGAAAATCTATCAGCCAAAATCACACGATAAAAAATACAGGTTCTCCTATCTAGGTAAAAAGCCTAAGCAATATATATTTGGCTTAGATCAGTTAAAATCGACATACAATAAAATTCAGAAAACTGATGAGAGTAATACTGCAGAAGATGGTACATTGTTAAGAATGGAAAAGCTGGAGAGAGTAGTTATCTGTTCCGGAGACCGAGATAGTATCAACATGGCCTCTACTGGAGAAACTGTTATTTGGTTTAATTCAGAGACTGCAGAAGTAACGGAATCACAAGTTGGCATGCTATTCAAATATTCTAATGAAGTTATCAATGTTCCGGATCTGGATCCAACCGGATATGATGCCGGGCAAAAGCTTGCCTTAAATCATTTAGATGTAAAGACGGCATGGCTTCCGGATTCTCTCACAAAGAAAAAAGATTTCCGGGGCAATCCTCTGAAGGACTTCACCGACTATATTAAATCTTTGACTTCCTATGATGACAAGGATCAGAAAGAAATGAAAATTAAAATAAAGCGATTCATAGAGCTTGCAAGGCCTGCTAAATTTTGGTATAAAAAGCAGCGTATTAATCGGGACGGAAAGCCTACTGGAGATGTTACTTATATCATCAATTATAAGAATGCTTTTAATTTCTTGAAATTAAATGGTTTTGCCAGAGTAAAGGATGAATACCATAAGGATGGTTATTACTTTATTAAGCAAGAAAAGCATGTTATCCGGAAGACTACTGCTCAGGAGATAAAAGATTTTTTCAATCAGTTCCTGGACAAGAAACAAAAAGAGCATGGACTTAAGCTTTTTCCAGATGAACTACTCAATATGCTGATTGGATCTGAAGCTGTATCCGATAAAAAGCTGGTGAACTTGGAATCTAAAGATTTCGATTTAATCGACTTCACACCAAAGAGCCAGTATTTTTTCTTTGATAAATTCATCTGGCATGTAACTAAAGATAAGATTGAAGAGATCACAAAAGGATATAGTCGTTATGTAATGGAAGAGGATATCCTGAATAATGTTATTAAAGAAAAATCAAAAGTAGATCTGGACTCTTCAAAGGTAAAAATCCTGGAAAAGTTTTTTGATATCGATAAAGGGGAAGATGGTAATTGGATTTTGGATATCAAGAAAAAAGACTGTGATTTCATGAATTATCTGATCAGTGCAAGTCGTGTCCACTGGAAATCTGAACTAAATGATATGAAGCCCCATGAATGGGATGAGTATCTAAATACCCACAAGTTTATTATAAATAGTGAAAAACTAACTGAAGATCAGATATACGAACAGGAATTGCATTTTATAAATAAAATATATGCTATTGGATATATGCTGCACCGATACAAGGATGATTCAAAATCCTGGTGTTTATATGCTATGGACAATGAAGTGGTAGACGATAACCAGTCTCATGGTAGATCCGGAAAATCCTTGCTCACAAATAGAGCGCTCCGATTGTTTATGAATTCTAAATACATTCCCGGGAGAAAGAAAAAGATTATAGAATCAGAATTCATCTATGACGGTATCACAAGGGAGACCGACTATGTACTATTCGATGACGTAAATAAAAGCTTCAGGTTTGATGATCTATTTACTGATATCACAGGAGACCTGCACGTCAATCCGAAATCTGTCAGCCCTTTCATTATTCCCTCGCATGAGTCACCTAAGTTTGCTATAACAACAAACTTTGCTCCAGTGAATCTGGACACATCGACATTAGGCCGTATTCTATTTATAGCATTCTCCGATTGGTATCATATTAAAAATGATACTTATGGAACCCGTGAGATTCCGGACGACTTTGGGAGGTTGTTTTTTACGGGATGGGATGCTGAGCAGTGGAATTACTTTTTAAACTTTATGATGCAGTGCCTCCAGTTCCACTTAGGGTGCAAGCAAAAAGTTGAAGCTCCGTACGGAAGTATTAAGAAGCGAAATTTAATTGCTGAGATCGGACCTGCTTTCATGGACTGGGCAGATGAATTCTTCTCTAAGGAAAGAATGAATATAATGGTTGTTAAAAAAGAAGCTATTGAAAATATGCATGCTTCCAGTAAATATCTTTCCGGTGTTTCAGTGAATTTATTTAAGACCAGGCTAACCCAATACTGTGAGCTTAAAGGTTACATATTTAATCCAAAAGAAGTACAAGGTAAGGATGGACGAGTAATTAAGTGGGATAAAGATTCTCAGAAATCAATAGAATGTATTTATATAAAAGCGCCATTGGATCCGTCAGAAGTACCTGAGGGAATGGAAATTTTTGAAAGAGAAAATGATAATCCTTATGATTAAGCAGCCATTAGATATTAAGATACTCCATGATGAGATTGGAGCGATGAGTTTTCAATGTTGCCTGGTTAATGTTGACGTAATTGGTATCCGGATCCGGAAGAATTATGAAACCGTCATTATTCAGTATATTGCAGCAAAGAAAGTAGGATTTATATATGAGACTGGTAACCTTAGCCAGGAGCAGGTTCTTCGGGTTTACAAAGATGTTCCGGACAACTATAATAATCTCGACGATTACGAGAAAGAATATGGAGAAAAGGTGGATTTACTCTACCCTCCTAAACACAACTATGTTTTCATTGGTGAAAAAGTAGTTGCAAGAGAAAAGTAAATTAAACTATCTATCTATTGAGAGGCCTGGTGATTCGTCACCGGGCTTTTTTCATGCAATTTTCTAAAGAAAAACAGGCGGTGAGCGGTGCTTTTAACCTCCCTTGCAACCCTCTATAAAAACTTTAAATAAATTGTAAGATTGTAATGAAATATCCGAAAGGTTTATTCTGTAAGACCTTACAGTATTTATTCTTTTTTGTAAGACTTAGAATATCCTTACAAAAAAAATGTAAGGAAAAACAACCTTACAAAAATTTAAAACCATAAAAAACAGCTATTACAGAGTAGTAATTTTATAAACAACACTGATAATCAACAAGTTAAATACACCTTACAATCTTACACAAAAAATCACACCTTTTTTAGTTTTGAGCCTTACAGTTTTGTAAATATTTTCTGTACTTTTGTGTATAGTAATTGAAACATTTTCTGTGAAATACGAGTTTTTAGATATCGAATTTTTCAAAATTGTCCCGGCTAAAATTATCCAGGCTAATGCTAAACGTGCCGATATCTTAAATCTTGCCACAGATCTTCCGGAGTATTCTCATACAATAGGAACTGCAAAATTTTTAACTGAAGAAAAAGACTCGACAGCTGGTCCATACTTCGAAAATCAGTTTAACTTTTCATTTCCTTCCTATATAAATGATTTTCAGCTTTCAGAAATTAAAAAAGCCGGTGCTGTATTATTATATTCAGATACTGGTAGAATTCTGGTTCTATACCAGAATGATATTTTTAGTAATGGGAAGTTGAAAAGCTCAATAAAATCCAATGATGAAATAACCGAAGTATCCTTTCAAATACAAACTATCCAGCACCTATGATCCAAATTTTACCAGTTTATGTACCTGGCTACTTAGTTCCTTTCCTCATTAAGGAAATGGACGGTGTCTCTGTTATGCAGAATACGGAGCAGTTTACCAATATTAAGATTGAAAAAAATTCAATCATTGGCATGTTCCTCCGCAGGAATATAAAGCCCAGTTATAAAATAAAGAATTACCAGATGGTAATCTATTCAAAAAAAATAGGTCCACAGAATGCTTTTTCTATTGATCTTTTGGAGTATCAAAATTCCGTTGAATTTCGAGTGGATCTAACTTTTGAAGAGCTGGACAAATTCTATAAATTTCTTTCTCATTTATTTACTATATCATTTTTTACTTTTGTAAAAGGGTATCTAAAAGCCCGGAAGGATGACGGGAAATCCTATGGTATTTTAATGGAGGCAATCCGGGCTATTATAGATGAATATGATCTATTGGAATATTCATTCTCAGAATCTCAGCTGAAGGAGTTATACTATTCTCAGTATCGAAATGGTTGCTGCTCTGGGCTACATAAGAACCTACCCTTTCCTAAAAACTTTCTATAATTTTTCGCCTTGCTATTTCCGGATCTTTTGCTAAATACATTTGGCAAAATTTGAGTCTTGAGATTTAATCTTAAAAAAACAGCAAAGGATACTTCCTTGCCTAAATCGCTTCAGAATGATCTGATACTGATTTATACTTCAGACATTATAAAAATGCCTGAAACAGACTGTTTTGGAATTTTAATATCTGAGGAAATAGAAATTAATGAATTAGCTTTTTTATATCAATTATATCTCACTCCAGCACAAAAAAAGATTAATGCAGATATTGAAGGAGATCCGGATGTAAAAGGATTTATCCAGCAAGTTTCAGGAAGTTTTCCTGGTACTGCTTTAAAAGCTTCAGAATGGATGTATAATAATCTTAATGAAGGATTTGTAGCAATACAACGTTATTGTGACGATAAGTACAGTAAAGTATTTGGCTCAAAATATAATCCATTATTTCTAACGGGTAGGATAGCTGAAGATAATGAAAGTAATCTATGTGATATAACCCTAAAGCAAGTAAAAAGATCTAAAAAACCATTCCTTTATTATAACAAAGAAATCAATACTGATATGCTATATGATAATATAAGAGTATTAAGTAATCAGGATAAGAGAGCATTAAATTTTAACAATATTTTAATACAGGTACGATGAATGAAGATATAAAAGCCGTTCCTATTGGTGATATTCCTATTGATAATAATCCTGCAGACGATAGCTTCTTGGTATCTGCAGATAAAAATAAAAATCCAAAGAGAATCTCCTTAAAATTTTTTAATGATAAGGTAAATAGTGGTTTTGCAGGAACTGCAGATTTAAATACACAACCATCTACAACGAAGTATGAACGTTGGAAAATAGCCGATCCTGGAACATATCCTAATTTCAAAGAAATAGTAAATAATATTCCTATACCTATCACAATAACAACCGAAGAACTTAAGCAGAATGATATTGTTCTTTCGGTAACTAATGGAGTAGCAAAAAAAGAGTTAAGCGAGAAAATTAGGGATGAAAAAGATACTGAAGGTGGAGTCTTCAGCTATGATAAAGCGAGCTTTGTATTGGGAACATATATAGATATTGAATCTGAAGATATTAATTACCTTCCGTTAGATTATTATGCTTTAAAGAAAGATAATACAAGAGCAGCGGACTATCCCTATACATGTTCTGTTATAGATATTGATGTAGAGCATTTTGATCAGCTGAGATATTTTGCTTGTAAATCTGGCGGTGATCCGCTTTTATATTGTTCTGCACTAGGTATAAAAACATCTGGTGAAAAAGTAGTATTGTTAAATGCTACAGGAGCTGATACAACTACTCCTACAGATATTGTGTTAGATGTAAAAGACTTTATATCTGCCTCTATCTCATGGCAAAATAAACAAGCTGTTATACCCATATTTACAAAGATCAGACTAAATGGGGGAAATACTGTACAAGGTGATATTAGTGAGATTAAAAGTAAAATAAAAGATATTAAGCCTGACTCTAAGGCTATTTCTACAGATAATTTCCAATTAGGAGCCCTGAGAAATGACAATGTTTATGAAGCTGATACAGCACAAAAGTCTATTCTTAATGTATCTACTGAAGGTTATACAGAGCTGCTATATAAAGGATTCCCTAGTACCGTTGGTGCATCAAACGTTAATAAATATGCTACGATATTAGGTATTAAGAGTACAGGCGAAGTAAATGTTTTGGAAAAAGCAGCTGCCACATCAAACACAGAGATACTAAATAAAATATATGATGTTACTAAATATCCAAACGTTTCTTTTTCATGGGGTAATTATGGGGCATCTGCCGGGAGTACTCCAATAATAGAGCTGTCAGGAAAATCAATTTTTAATGAGAATACTGAAAGAATTATAAACCTAAGTGAAAACAGTTATCGTGAGCTTGAAGTACTTACACAAACAATTACATTATCCGTTAAAAGTTCGGGGAGCTTTGGGAACATGAATGTTTTCAGATTTACGGGTGGTGGAATTTTATTTTCAGGTGAAATTTCAATGGATAAAAACAGTGATGTATATGATCCATCAAAAGTAAATACTGTTTATGCATACAGTGAGTATGGGGTTGTAAAGTGTCTAATTGAAAACTAGTTCTCATGTACTTAATGCTGATTAAAAAAAAGAAAAAGAAAGACATTCCTATTGAAACTATAGAATACACTCTTTCTGATCTTCTTCCTTCTGGGTTTGTAGAGAGTAACGTTGGATTAGATACCAAAGTTGCCAGAGATGATGCTTGGGGCTATGTTCAGCCAATACTTAATCTATCCGGTCCATCTAAAAGGATAATTATTAATTGGGATAAATCTGTAGCTGTATCAGATACTGTCAGATTAGGTAGTAATACAACATTAAACTTTTCTCCAGGTAAAGGCATTGTAATGATGAATGGCGTCGGAAAAGCTGTTTTAAAAAATAGGACTCACCGCCCGGCAACTAATGCAAACATTATCGATAAGAATATCACCATAAATGGTGGCATCTTTAATGGAAATGCGAGTAATATCCCACGTGGTACGATAGGACAAGGAGCTGCTGCAACTTTCGCCTGGCATGGTGTCGAGAATCTTATTATTGATGGATTTAAAATATACAATAACCGTTTATATGCTCAGATCGCTACTAATGTTGTAAATGGGCATTGCCGGAATTTTGAAGTTAGCAGCGGAACTCTTTTCGAGAGTAACAATATGGATGGGCTTCACTGGGATGGCTGGTGTAAGAACTGTTCTTTCGAGAACGGGACTCTTAAAACATGGGATGACGCAATCGCAATCAATGCCGATGATGGTTATAGTCACTGGGCTGATTTCCCAATAAACCAAGGTTACTTGGATGATTTCTACGATATAACTTTTAATGGTCCCAGCTCTGATATTCTGATAAAGAATATAACATTTAATAATCAGAATTCAGATAGAGGTTACGGGGTTAGAATACTTTCTGTATTAAGCCGGGTAGATAATATCAGAATCGAAAATCTAAAAGGTGTCTGTAAAAACTATGCTGTATTAATTGATACTTACCAATATACTGCCGGAGAGATGGACTTTAAAGGCTCTGGAAATGTCGGAACTGTTATTGTTGACGATATGAATATAAATGTTATTAAAAATAGTCTTACACAGGCTCCTTATGGGCAGTTCTCCCTTGTATGCAGCACAGAAAAATTAATAGCTACGAACGTAATTAATAACTCTGATATACCGATGCTCTCCAAATGGGCTAATACATCTCAACTAGACCCATTATTCTATGGCATATTAGAAGTAAATGGTATTGAATATTAAATCCAATTATATAAAATGAATCCGCAAGAAGCCATCAAAACAATTCCTTTGCTCGTCAAACTATTAAAAGACAGAAATACCTATTACGTAATTGTTTTAGGGCTTCTTGCTGCATATATATGGAAACAGGATAATGAAATCGCAGAATTAAAAGCTGACAAAATAAAACTTGAAAATCAAATTAATGAATTAAGAAGTAAGAACTGTGTAGAAGAATTCCGCGTTTGGCAGGAAGCTTTAGCTATTAGGCAAATGGAAGTAAAGCTTGCTGACAGTTTAGTTCGTGAACAAACTAAAGATGCTAAAACACTTTTAAAATCGAAATAAAATGAATAAGAATCTCTTAATAGCAATACTAGGAATATCAGTAATTGTACTGGTAGGAAACCTTTTTCAGAATTGGTTTACTCTAGATAGGAATGAACGTGTAGCTAAGGAAACTGTAAAAGCAAATCCGGTTCCTCCTCCTTTGGATAAAAAAACAAACCCAATAGATAGCACTACTATAGGGACTTTCGCAGAAAAGAAAGGTGAGATTATCAATAATTATGTAACAAACGAATATATGGTATATGTTCAGGATACATTAACCCCAGCCTATAAAATTAAAACAGAACAAATTCAGGAACTTACTCGTGCAAAAATGGTTCTTGAGGGCCAACTTAAGGCAACTAAAATAGAACTTGACGAGAATAAGAAAGCTAGGGTATACTATGAGAATAAGTATATCCAAATAGTTTCTAATGAATCTGATACTACTGTGGATTACAGATACAATGCTATTGTAGATATAGTAAACTATAACGAGCGAAAATGGTGGCTAGGGAAAGAGAAATCTTTCATTGGTATCTCCAGTCCGGATAAGAACCTTAAAATTAATGGAGTAGAACATTTCAAAAAGCAGATTGAAATAAAAAATAAACCCTGGGGGTTAGGTGCTCAATTGGGATACTATTATGCTCCTGCAGCGAATCAATTTTATCCGGCATTCGGAATAGGGATATCATATAACTTTTTAAGATTTTAATATGAATGTTTTTGCAGAAGTAGAAGATCATCCTGGCTATTATATTTTTAAATGCCCAGGATGTGGCCTTGCCCATTATGTTAATACTAATCCGGAGTTTGGAATAGTGTGGCAATTTAATGGAAATTTAGTCAAACCTACAATCTCTCCTTCCTTATTTGTGAATGCATCTGGACTGAATCCAACAACTCCAAAATGCCATTCTTTTATAAAAGAAGGTAAAATAGAATTCTTAAATGATTGTACACATGAGCTCGCCGGAAAGATAATTGATTTAACAGAAATATAAAATTACTATGAGTATCTATTCACCATTAAAAATTTTCCCTTCAGCTGGCCATCATAATGCTGATTCAGGAGCTGTAGCTAACAGCTACAAGGAAAACGAACTAACGAAAGAAGCGAGAAATATAATCGCTGTAAATTCTAATGCTGAAGATCTGATCATGGATAAGGATTGGGAAACCAACTCACAGTATCAGAAAAGGATTAAACCTGGATCCGGATCCGTCGTATTTGATATTCATTTCAATGCAGGTTCTCCAACTGCAGGCGGTACAGAATGCTATGTGAATACCCGTGATTTTTCAGATAAAAATTCTATGAGTTATAGGATGGCATCTGAAATATGTGATTTTACATCAAAAACTTTAGGTATTAAAAACAGAGGAGTGAAATCTGAAGGTAATTCTCAGCACTCTAGATTAGGAATACTTAACCTTGGAGCAGGTTGTTCTGTGTTATGGGAAATATGTTTTATCAATTCAGTCCTGGATATGCAGCAATACCAGTCAAAGAAAGAAGAACTTTTGAAAGGTATTGCCCAGATTTTAAAAAAATATGATGACATGAAATAAAGTCCTCAATATTTTGTATATTGGTCTAGGTAATTTGTTTACCCTTAAATTCACCTGAAAGCCCCAATTTGTTCGGGGCTTTCTTTTTAATTTTCTTTTTCAGTTGCTTGGATAACTTGTTTTGCAAGTTCTACAAGCTTTAACCAGTTCTCTTTACTCAGACAGATTTCTTTTTCATTATGCTGTATAGACATCCAGCCATCCTCAGTATCCAATGTAACTTCTTGAATTACTTTTTTAGGTTCGTCTTCAAATAGTTGAACCTCTTGTGATTTCTTCATACAATTAATTTTGATGTAAAGATGAAACGATATTTAAATTAATGATTACGGTAAACCGTAATTTCAATAAAAAAGTTTATTATGTTAAATAAAAAACAAATATTTGAAAAATAATTTTTAAGTTTAAATGATTAATTACAAAATATTTTTTAAATGAAAAAAATATTATTACTACGGCCCCTTTATGGGTTAATCATGTATCTGTTTCTATGCTTAGCTATGGTAAATTGTATCCATGATGAACGTGAAATAGTATCATCTAATAATTCTGTTAATATTTCACAAGACATTACAACAAAAGCTTATACGAAGCTGTCTCCTTGGAGTGAAGATATAGACTTTATACAAAAAGTTCAAAAAGTATTTCTTAAAAATGCTAAGCTAGATTATTTCAGAGATAAGTATGGAGATATCTATTGGGATTATGCACTATCTTTTCCAAATAAGTTAGAAGCAGGTTTAGCTCTCCCAATTATAAAAGATAACAATGTTGTCATGTTATTGAAAGCAACTGAAAAAAATGGACGTATTTACTTTCAAAAGATTGAGAATAGTGAATACTTAGATTTCTTCAGAAGCCTTATATTGCAAGATAAATCTCTACAAACCTATACTAATGGGGCTGAAAATAGTATAAGAAAAGTTGCTGGTATAGATAAAATAGCAACAATGGAGTATAAGTGTACTTATAAGACTGTTTCAATAGGATGTGCTAATGGTCAAACAGATTGTCCTCCAGTATCAAAAACTGTTAGTGAATGTAGCTGGATAGAAACAGGTGGTCAGGATTTTGAATCAATCGCTCCACCAAGTGAATCCGGAGGTGGTGGTGGCGATGGAGGTTATAGTGGAGATGGAGAACTTAGATGGATGCCAGATGTATTATTATTTTCTAAAAAGCCAGCAGGAGAAAAAATAACTAATATTAAAGACTATCTTAAATGTTTAAATATGTCTCAAGGAGCTACAGTTACTTTATATGTAACCCAGCCAACCCCAAACACTACAAGTACTTGGTCTGGTTCAGTTGCAGATCCTGAAGTTGGTCATACATTTATATCAATTACTCAAGGAGGAACTACAAGATTTTTAGGATTCTATCCATCAAATAGTATAAGTCCTTTTTCTAGTCCCCCAGCTGCTGTAGGAATGTACGTCAATGATCAAGGTCATAAATTTAGTGTGAGTATAACTTCAAATATTACTGCAACTCAGTTAAATAATATGATTGGATATATTAATTCAATGTCTTCTGCTACTTATAACTTAAATACATATAATTGCACTAATTTTGGTATCGATGCGGTTTCTAGAGCTGGTATTTCAGTACCTAAAACTTCTGGTTCATGGCCTGGAGGCGGAGGGGTTAATCCCGGAAATTTAGGTCAAGATCTGAGAAACTTGAATAATTCTTCTGTACAAAAAAATACTTCTGGGGGAAATGCTCCTAAAAATACAGGAAGTTGCAATTAAACAATAAAAAAATGAGAAATAAAATAATTATAGGATTCATTTTGTTAAGCTCTGCTTTATCAATGATAAGCTGTGTAAGTAAGCAAGACAATGAAAATACAGATATTATAAAAACTTTTTTATATCAAGTAAAAAAGCAAGATCTAAATTCTCGTCAGATTATAGATACTTTCATGATGGAAAATCCAAGCTCTGAATATATAAAAACTCAAGAATTTTATATTCCTGAATTCAAGAAAGAATTGGAAAAAGTTGACTTAGAGACATTAAAAATAATTCCTTATAGTAAAATCAATAAAAAAAATCAAACTATATTGAATGAAGATGTAAATGAAAAAGATATATATGGCATACTATATAAAGATTCTGTTTTTCATTTCATTTTAATGGATAAAAAACGAATAAAATCATTTTCCACCATGAAGTTTGGTGGTCATAATGATGATAAAGCAAATAGAATTTTTATTTTTTAATATTAAAATTTAATTAATATAATCTCCGCCCCGACATAGAAATCGGGGCTTTTTTGGCACATATAAAAAAGTTTTTAATATCCTTACGGGAATCCGTAAAACATAAAAAAATATACATTCTATATTTGTCATAGAAATAATAGGGAGCTGGAAAACCCTATTAGCATTAATATTAATTGGATCATTATGAACCGGGCAGACGTACACTGCCCGGTTTTTTATTTTACACTTTTTCTTTTTTTCGCCTTGCTGTTTTCCCTGGCATATCCTGCCATTTTCGCAATATGAAACATCTATTATCAGAAATTATGAGAGGTACTTGGCTTCTGGATGTTCCGGATCCAAGTCTATACCAAAAACTCGCCGGAGCTATTTTAGCTGGTAATTTCAAAGGTGCTCCAAAACCTGAAGCTTACAGGACTATTGGTAAAACAGCTTATGATACTACTGGAAATGCGATTGTGAAAGATAAAGTTGCCGTTATCTCTATGATTGGCGAAATGACTAAATATAATACTGAATGTTCTTATGGAGCTGAGTACTATATTACAGAAATACTAAAAGCGGAAAATGATCCAGAGATCAGAGGTATCATTCTAAAGCTTGATGGTCCCGGAGGAAATGCAGATGCTCTACCATTGTTCGAAGAACTAGCACCTCTTATAAAGAAGCCAAGAGTTTCTCTGATTGATTATGCATGCTCTCTTCATTATGCCGTTGCTGCAGTATTTGAATCACATATTATGATGAATAATACAATGACTGCTAAAGTAGGAAGCATCGGTGTTCAGGTTCTATTCGTAAAGCCGGAGCAGGAAATAGTTGTTATAAGACCTCCACAATCCAAAGATAAAAACCAAGAATTCATCGATGTTTTAAATGGAGACTATTCAAAGCTTGAAGCAGATCTAGTTCCTTTAGCTACTCATTTTCAAAACATAGTAAAGAAGGCCAGACCTAAAGCGAAAGAAGAAGCTATATGTGGTAAAACTTACTATGCAGAAGATGCTATAAAAGTTGGATTAGCTGATTCTATAGGTAACATCCAGGACGCTTATAATATCGTACTCGCAAAATCAGAACTCCGAAATATTAAGAAATAATTTTTTACAATGAATAAGTTTACAACAATGTTGAAAAATCTTTTAGGCTTAAAAGATTTAAACACAAAGGACGGAAAGCCGGATTTATCTGAAGAACAAAAAACTTCTTTGGAAAATTTAGTTGGTGCAGAAGAAATGGCGACTTTAATTGAACAGGTTACTAGTGAGCTTGCGGGAGTTGCAGATGCAAGAACTCAGCTTCAGGCAGCTCAACAAAGTTTAGCCCAGGCAAACACTCAGATTGAGGCTAATGCCCAGACAGTGGCAGAATTGCAAACTAACTTGGCTACTACCAATCAAGAGAATGCTACGCTGAGAACTCAAGTAGCTACCTTATCTGATCAGCCAGATACTACTCCAGTAACTACTCCGACTCCAGGTCAAGCTGTATCCAATCTTGCTCAATTCAGAGGACAGGCAGATCAAGTAATAACAGCTGTTCGTGCTGTTGGGAATCAGTTAATGGGATATGATGGTACTTTATGGGCTATGGACAGACCTTGGAACGCAAGAGCTGTCGGCGGCCTTAAAGCTTCAGCAACTGACTTTACACAAAGTATAGTTGTTGATAGATTAAATGGAGATTTGGAAGATTTCTTCCGCCAAAATCCAACAACTATTGATGACATCTTCAGTAAGTATTTCAATCTTCCTGAGCTGTGGAAATCACATACTGTTTATGGTGTTATTGATAGAATAACAACTGCTAGTATTACGGTAACTGAGGTTACACAACCAAGAAAAGATTCATGGATGCCAAAAGGTTCTGCACATATTACTCCAGAAGAAATGCGTGTACGCCCTGCTCAAATAGATCTACAATTTGATCATAATAAATTAGTTATGATCGAAACTAACTGGATTAATTCATTCAACCGCGAGGGAACTCAGGCATATAAGATGAACTTTATTCAGTACTTGATCACATTCTATTTAATGCAAGCCAGATCTGAGGATGCTGATGTACTGGTCAGAGGTATTTATGTAGAAACACCTGAAGGATATAAACATCCTGTTTCTTACTTGTTAAGAAATGACGGTGTTCTGAAAATTCTATTTGACAATAGGGATAAAAAATACAGAACCTGGAATATTGGTCTGCCTACTGAAGCTAATATCTGCGATTATATTGATGGAATGATTCAATTGTTAGATCCAGATATTAGAAATAAACCACTTCAATTTGTTTTATCTCCTTACTGGGCAAGAGCCTATAAAAAGCGTGATGAAATTATCCGTGGACAGAATAACAATTATGATGGATATCCAAAAACACCAAGAGATTATCCTAATATTCAGTTTGTAACTGTTCAACAGTTCGAAGGTACTGATGTAATGTTTATTACTACTTTGGATAATGTTAAGCCTCTTGAATTCAAGCAGGAAGAAAAGTCAATGTTGACCTTCGAGAAGTTCTTAAGAAACCTATATGCATTTGCAGATTACAGACAAGGTATTGGTCTTAATCATATTGGTTTAGAAACTCAGCCAGATGATCCACAAAGATATCTGAAGCAGATTGTTTGGTCAAACAATACTCCATTGTTTAAAAAAGATTTCTATGTAAGTGTATATGATAAAGGAACTGGAATTGTGGAAGTAAGACACAACCGTGTGAAACTTGCTGAAGAATTCACTACTGATATCACCAAAATTACTGGAGACGTAGGAAAAGCTTTATTCATCAAAGGAGATGTTTCTTTGGCTACTTCTGTAAAAGTAAAAAAGAATACAGATCTAAAACTGACTGCAGATTTTGATTTGAAGTCCGGAGGAATTCTGACTTTGATTAAAAATGCCGATGGCACATATACTGAGGTATCCAGAACGTCTGCTCCGGAGGTTGAATCTTCTGCTGTTGAATTCGATGATACTGTACTGGATTACGAAAAAGGAACTGAATTCGTATTTACAGGTACAGCTGCTACTTTGGCAGAAATCAAAGGAGGCACTGAGGGTAATACTATCAGAATTCATGGTGGAAAAGATGCAGCTCATGCATTAACTATTGATTCTGTCACTGGAAAAATCAAAGTAAATTCTCAATACGTACTGGATACGAATGCTAAATATATGGATCTGATCTTTATCGAAGGTCAATGGATCGAATTAGCAAGAGGATAATTGTTTAACATATAGCCCGTTTCGGCGGGCTTTTTAATAATTCATACTATGAAATTTAACGTACAAAAAAGTTCAAGTAATGCAGGATTACCAACTCCAAAACGTGGAAATGTAATACTTGCTCAAACAAAAGATATTTTACAATGGCCTGAAATTTCTGCAGATGGTGTAGCCTATGAAGGAAATTTCGTATTTGTTCCTGGTGCAACATTTGGGCAATTGTATATGACTTCCTCTACACAGGCTGCAACCTATGAAGCTGGAGGTAATCCTGATGGGATGGGATCAAAAAATAAATTTGTTGGAGAATATCCAGGAACAAGCAGAGAAATAATGGCTTTTCTAAAGAAATATGCTAATGAGGGTTTTATCATTTTTTATGGAGGTTGTGGAACTGACGAATGGAAGGTAATGGGTTCGCAGTGTCATTCAATGAAATTATCTCCAGCTGGTAAAGATGATAAGGACGGTAATACAAATACATTAACTTTCGAGCAAGAACAGCTTAATGATGACAGAGTAATGTTCTATGAAGGAGATATTTCTTTTGCTTTACCTTTCACTCCTTCAGGTCCTGCATTTGCCCTGGATAAATCTAAAGGATTACAATATCAATTGCCAGTTTCTACTGCAGCTGCAAACATTAGTTTTACTTCTTCAGACTATGAGAACGGAACAATGGTTACATTGATAGGAGGTGGCGGTTCTACTCCACTATTGCTTAAGAACGGAGCGACAGGTGCTGTTGGTGTACTTCTGAAAAATGGTACTGATTGGGCAGCTCTTGAAGGGGCTTCTATCCATTTCAGAGTTGTTGTAGCTGATAAGACTTATCTTGTCGAACTCTCTCGGAAATAGCTTTATAATTCATATTTGTTTAGATTTGGAAGCGCTGCCGGTTCGGTGGCGCTTTTTATTTCGCCTTGCTATTTTCAGTAGTTCCAAAGGGTAAGTTTGCGATATGAAGGAAATAAATATTTATGATGCATTGAAACTGATGCGGAGATTATCTAAACAGAATTTCCCTTTCAGTATTTCATTCATAAGTTGTGATACCACCAGAGGAACCTCCGGAGGATTAGTCACAGTAAAGAACTGCGGGCTGACTGCAGGACTCCCTTCCAAAAAGAGTAAGCATGCCAACGATTTAATTGCATATTCAGATCTTGATAATAAAGAACCTAATAAACAATTTTGGCTGCCATTATTAATGACTGTTAACGATTTAAAGATTACCCATGATAGAATTAGGAAGTGATGCTATTGTTGGAGATGAGAACCTGGCGTTCTCATTCGAAGTGATTGATCCAAGGAATAAAAGTTCAGAACCATCATGGAGTCCTGTAGACGTATTCTCTATGAAGCCTGTAGTATCCAGATATGCAGACTGGAATGTTTTCCCTTATGGAGAAAACAATAGGCTACCACTGATGATCCGTAATATTGTATATGCAAACTCCATTGCTCCTGGTATTCTCAATAAAAAATCAGGCTTATTCTGGGGACAAGGGCCCAAATTATATACTGAAAGTATGATTAATAGAGAATTAACCAGACAGTATATAGATGATCCCGAAATAGAAGCCTGGCTAGAGACATGGGACTGGGAAAAATACATACTAAAATGTACTGTTGATTATACACATATTGAGTCTTGCTATACTAAATTTATTAATAAGAAAGGCTGGCGGATTGGATCTAAAAATGAGATTGCATATCTGGAACATGTTACTCCGTATAAGCCTTTGGTTGTAGGTAAACAATATGTTCCTTCTCATATCATCCTTCACAGAGAAGATGATCCTTTGAATTATGATGTATACCCGCTATTTGATAAATTCAATGCCTTTAAAAGTGGGCAAAGTATTTTATATTCAAATCTGTATACTTTTTGCTCCGACTTCTTCTCTATACCGCAAATATTAGGGGCACTTCCCTGGATTGTACAATCCACAAATGTGCAAAAGTTCATTGAGGCATTGACAAAAAATTCAGTCAATATCAAATATCACATTACTTCACCAAAAGCTTTCTGGGATCAGAAGAGAGATGATCTGAAAAAAGAATGTGAAGAAAAAAATATTGATTATAAGGAATCAATGCTGAAAAAGTATAAGAGGGAATTACTCCGTGAAATTAAAACAGTTCTCTCCGGGTTAGAAAATGCCGGAAAGTTTTGGCATTCTGAAGAAGTTCTGGCTGAAGTTGGCGGAGGATTGGAAAAAATGGGATGGACTATTACCCCTATTGAGCAAAAGATGAGAGATACTGTACAGAGCCAAATTGATATTGGGAACTTTGCCAACAAATCTGCAGCTGTAGGTGTAGGCGTTCACTCTGCAATTGGTAACGTAACTGAAGAAGGACGTTCCGGATCCGGATCAGAACAGTATTATGCACTTAATAATTTTCAACAAATCGGAGTAGATATTCCGGAGATGATTATTATGGAAGGAATGAATGCTGCTATAAAAATAAACTTTCCTCATAAAAAGAAAGTGAAAATGGGCTTCTACCGGAATCCTGCAAAGCGCCAGGAAGATATGAATAAAGATGATAGAAACTTAACTGTACCACGTAATGGAAAATAATGAAGCGCCAAAAGGCTGTAATATTTTTGCATTTGTTTTTGTAATGATAAACCTGGCTATATATTCTTATGGAGTATATAAATTGGCTGGAAAACTATACCACTGGATATGGAGCTAATTGTAAATAAAGAAAATTTCTCTGAAGAGTTTAAAGATGCTGTAGGAATTGTTGATGCTGATGTCAGCTTTAGACGACTAAAACCATCTGTAGAATTATCTTCTGAAGAAATGATAGAACTTATAGGTGATGATAATTATACTGCAGCAGTAAATGCAGTACCTGAAGATCCATTTAAAAAGCTTGTGAAAACAGCAATTCTAATGAAAGCTTTAATTATCTATTTACCTGGAGGAGATCTAACTATTGGAAATAATGGGCGAACTATGCGCCGAGATGATAACAATGTTTCAGCTTTCCAATGGCAAATAGAAAAGCATGATAATTCATTAGAGCAAACTTATTACCGGATCCTGGACAGACTTCTAAAATTTATGATCAAGGATAATAAGGAAATCAACCTTCTGAAGTATGATTACAAAGATTTAATTGTTAATTCATTAAATCTTTTCGAAGCTCACTTCAATATCGAAGGCTCACATCTACTCTATTTAAAATTAATTCCTGCACTCAGAGAGGCAGAAAAATTGGAGATCTTACCAAGAGCCGGCAAAGATATTCTTGAAGAAATAAAAACGGATCCAAAATCAGATCTGGCATTCCTGGTGCAAAAGTGTATTGTAAATTATGCTATGTCATGGGGAATCAATAAACTCAATCTGCAGCTTTTTCCAAAAGGAGTTCTGCAGAATGAAAGCGAAGGAAGTAAAGGCTATTCTAAAAAGTCTGCAGATGGTGTACAGCGTCAAGGTTTGGCTATTAGTTTTAACAATGACCTGGACAGAGATCTGAAAGCTCTGGAAAAAGAGATTTCTAAGAAAAAACAAACTCCGGTAGATCCTACCGAAAGTATGTTTTCTGATTTTGGATTTAATAAAAACGATGGATTTGTAGACGTATGATATCAATAGAAATACCTGATAAAAATAAATTCCTATATCTCCCTGAGGAGCTTGCAGAATGTGATGAAAAACAATTCTTAGACATGAGTAAATTACTGCTATGGCTTAGTACTGGAATTGTAACGTATGAAAGCTTCAGGGTTCTGGCAGTTTATGCTCTGCTTGGAATGAAGTGGGATCGTAAAGAGTATAAAACGCCAGGCTTTATGCCGGAAGCTGATGAAAGGAAATGGGCTAATGTTTATCAGCTCTCCGAATATATAGACAGGTTCTTTGAGCAAACGATAAATGATAAGGGTGAAGAAGTGACTTCTATAAAGCAAAACTTCATTAAAAATCATGCTCCGGAGATAAAGTTGTTCGGAAAGTTTTACGGTCCTGATGATGCCTTTGAAAATGTTACAGCTGGGCAATACTTTGACGGAATGGAATATTTTATCAGCTATACAACTTCTGGAGATCTAAAGGATCTGCGAAATCTGTTTGCTATATTCTACCTTCCAAAAGGTGAAGAATATGATAAGGAAGTTTCCAGAAAACGGGCAAAAGGTATATTTCGGACATTGGATGTCCGCCATTTATATGGATTTTATCTAATGTTTTCTGCAATGAATAAGTACTTAAAAAGCGGGAGCGTTGTAATCTATGGTGAAGAAATTGACCTGAGTATTATATACAAAGATATTTCAAAGGACAAACTTAAAAGTAGTCTTCCAGGATTGGGGTGGATATCCACTGCTCAGGATCTGGCAGAGTCTGGAGTATTTGGTTCTTATGAAGCTGTCCGCAAAACATTAATGTGGCCGGTTCTGCTCAGGCTGTATGACCTGAAGAAAAAGGGGATTGATGAGATTGATCGCGAAAACGCTAATAAAAATAAAGCATGAGTCCAAACGAGTTAAGAGAGCTTTTAGCTGAAATGAAAGCTGAAGTTACGGAGATCAATAAAACCTGGGGTGTTATCGACGATACTTATTTAGGAAATACTCTTCATAACAAAAGCAAGGAAGATAATATATACCTGGTTGGAGTATTACCCAGCTATGGAAGTGAAGGAACTTCTGCGGACAACGTTAAGCAGAACACAGTTTGCCAGTTTTTAATACTGGAAAAAACAGGCTATTCTGAGCTTACTCCGGATCAGTTCTGGGAGGTTTTTGAAAGAACATACCAAGTTGTAGAAAAGATTAAGAAAATAATACTCCGAAAAGCTTCTGAAGAATGTATTCCCTACCTTAGTGATATTGATGTAAATTCAATCAATATAGATCCTGTTACACATAAATCTGAATGTAATGGTTATTCAATAGCCTTTGAAATTGCTTAGATATGGCACTTTTAGACAGACGTGATCGTGAAACCGGGATAATAGAAGGAAGATTTATTACCCATGTTTTAAATGAGCAAGGTGATGAGATCCTGAAGGATTCTAAAAAGCAGATGAAAGGCTTTACTTCTTCTAAGTGGTCGCGGAATAAAATGACTATTAATGGCAATACTCTTACTTACGATACAGTTGCTGCAACTCGTTTTGTAGATATGAAGACCAGAAGAAGTAAAGGATATACCAGAGGTAATAAAAAAATTCCTCCAGGGAAAAAGAAAAAGAAAAGCTTTCCAATTCACAATAAGCCTATCTTCAGGCACAAAAAAATTATTATCCGGACGTTATCCTTCGGTTTTACAGATGAAGTGAAAAACAGCTTCAGACAGCTGGCAAAAAATGAAGGACTTATATAAAAAAAATACACGCATGAGTGTATTTTTTTGTATATTTACGTATGGATTATAAAGCAAAATTAGTTTCAGTATTTGAGAAATGTCCATTCCTGGATAAATCTGTTATTGCAAGAGATGCCGATATGGATCCGGGAAACTTCCGGAGGTATGTTGCCAATAACTCTACACCGGTAACAGAGAAAGTATATAACAAAATATTCCCAGCGCTGCAGAAAGCTCAAGATAATTTCCAGAAAGCATTGGATAATGAGTAATTAACGATTAGTAGTATTTTCATACATTTAAATAAAATTTACATGTATGAATAAATTATTATTATTTGGAGCTTTTATTTTTGGGATATATTCTTCTGCTCAAATGTTTACTGCTATGCCTTCAAGGTTAATGCCTGAAGATAAAATTATTAGTTTAGAAGGAATAAGCAATAAAGATATTTATCAAAGGGTTATAAAGTGGGTGAATATAACTTTTAAAAATCCTGATAAAGTACTAAAGTCTAATATTGAGAATGACCTAGTTAAGGTAAATGGTATTTGGAATATCGATTCTAGAGATTACTTTGGTCGAACACAATTGGATTTGGAATATACTATGCAAATAGATATTAAAGATCAGAAAATAAGAGTCAATATATATGATTTAAAAGGTCTCGGAAATTTTAAATATTACTTATGTTTTAAGAATAATGGAGAAAGGCGTGATACAAAAGAAGTTAGAAATTACTTAATTTCTATCGAGAAAAATGCAGAAGCTTTTATTTTTAACTTAATCAATTATATCAAAGAGAATTCTAATTCTGATTGGTAAATACTAGTCATTTAAACTATTTATTATATGAGAAAAGTTTTATTTTTTTTCACACTCAATGTAAGCATTTTATCCTTTGCTCAAGGGCGTAATATTTCGCTTTCAAAAAAGATTAAAGAGCCTAGAGTATTAAGTACAGGGGATACTTTAAAAATTAATCAGGTTGTTTTCTACAAATTAGGAAATAATCCTGATGGAAGCTTCCGTTTTGTACAGGATCTAAATGGGATGAATGAGCCGATAAGGCCATCCGGATCAAGAGCATCTATGATGAAGCAACCAATTTTATTTTTTAAAGAAAAAGATGGTGTCGTGTATGCCTTCACAAAATATTTTGTCACTAATATAGAAGCCGCTATTCAGACAAAGGAAATAGAAATCATAAAATAAAAATAAATCCTGGAGGATTTATTTTTATTTTATGTACATTTGTAGGAGCGAAATGTAACAGACACTGGGAAAAAGTCTTTAAATTTTTCCAATCATTTTAACGATTATACAGCCTGCCTTAGCAAGTAGTGGAACTTTTTCCTCGGAATCTGTTACGTTTCGCGACACCACGAAAGTTAAGGCTTTTTCTTGCTTTTGTGGTTTTAAGAGGAAACCTTTTAAAACAATATAAAATGCGAAACGTAACTAACACAATCAATTTAGGAGATAATTCACCGATGAATATCTTCGGCATCGTAAAAGCATTCGATGCAAAACCTTCTAAACTGGAGACTCCTTGTAAGTTCTTCAAAAAAAATAATTTCAAACATTACCGCTATAAGGTCCTTAAAAAAGGAGATGTAAGATTATCCGTTGTCTCTCAGGATGGTACAGAACATTACGCTATACAGCGCAATTTTCCATTAGCTTACATAAAGCTTGTCCGTAATTTCTATGGTTCGAACCATTAAAAAATGTAATTATGGACACAAAACAGAATCAATGTGTTATTGGTATTCAAATGGAGACATTAATGCAGATGTACCCTCCTTCCGAGATTGAAGAAAGCCTTTTCAGGATTTTTGAAACCGCAAATGTACACTCAGAGCTAGATCAGGACGAACGCGAAAAGCGTTCCCAAATTCACAGCACATTACGGAAAATCTTCCGGAATTGTGATGCCGAAAATTCAATCAATTGTAAAACTAAATCAAGATGTACTATCGAAACAAAATAGACATTAGTTCTTATGAGGGGATAGAAGTCGATGCCGGAGCACTGTGGCTGAAGAAAGGAGAATTAATGATCCTTGTAGATGAAGATGAGTATGTAACTACTGCTTATGATGAGAATGTCTTCAATCCCGCTTAATTATTTATCAATGAGCCTGTACGTATAGTACAGGCTTTTTATTTCGCCTTGCTGTTCTGGCAATTGCCATCGGGTATCTTTCATGAAAATTTTAAATAATGAAAATAGCAGTTTTAGATTTTCTTAAAAAAGAATACCCTAAGCCAGTAGATCGTTTCAACGATGGAATGGGGTTATTAATGAGAACTCCGGAAGCATCTACAATGCTTCAAAGGAATTATAATGCCAGGGGATATACTCCACAATCTTTGGAGTCTTTGGAATATGATCTGAAGAAAATATATGGAATCTCTGAGGCCGATATCAGGAAGCACATTATTGAAGCTCCGGAAGAAACTAATGTAGTCGTAGGTGGTGGACCTATAGTATATGATCAGCCTTTGTTTATGGCAGCTAATAAAGACCTATTTACTAATGTCCTGCAGGATATGAATGAAACGGAGAAAGCCGGATTCAAAATGTACGATCGCTACCCTTTCCTAAGGGAAGAAGATTGTCCAAATGAATTTAAGATCTTAACTGCAGATGCCATAACTGCATTTCACAAATTTAAAGAAGCCCATACAGAGCTATTCAATGAAGTTGTATTGCCTGAGAACACAGAATTAACAAATGAAGAAATTTATTCAATTGCTGCAAATCTTCTTGGTGATTTTGAATTGAACCGGGAAATTCATGCTGAGTTGGAATACTATGCAAAAAATAATGAGATCCTTGGAGAGCATGAAATTTTTGCAGATCTAAAAAAACAGCGTGAGCTGAATGCACTCACTTCGGTAGAGATCTCTCGTAAACTAGGCAATATAAAATCCAATATTTCTAAGAAAAAGAAAAAGCTGACAGAGACTAAAGATGCAGAATTAAAACTAAAATTATCTGAAGAAATAAAAGCTCTGGAAACTGAAAAAGCAAAATTGGATGCAAGACTCACAGCCAAAGAATAAATTTTTTAACCTGACAGACATAGTTAGTAAAGCAGAGAAGAAAAAAGCTCAAGACGGATCCTTCTCTGCTTATCTCAATAATCACATGGAGAAGATTAAACGTGTAGAGGATCTTATCCGGATTCCGCAATACGGAGAAACTTTCTTCTTGCATACAGAAAAGGCTTTTAATGCCTTCACATTCATTCCCTGGTTAGCAAAACATTATTTTATAGAAGAGTTATATGCTAGTACCTACTCTATCTCCAGAAGAGTGATAGAATCTATTCAGCAGATGCAGCAAGCCGGACAAGTAGGCAGTGTTACATTACTGATATCAGATTCAATGATTAAGAGAAATCCGCTGACAATTGATGTTTTGGAAGGTGTTGCAAAGCATAACCCAAATTTTACGGTAAAGTATTACTGGAATCATAGTAAAGTATGTCTAATCAAAGCCGGAGATTTTCATCTTATACTGGAAGGTTCTGGAAACTGGAGTGAAAATGCTCAGCTGGAGCAATACACATTTACAAATCATGAGGAAGTTTACAACTTCCGGAAAACAATTTTTGAATTATGAGTTTTTTGAAAATAAAAAAAATTAGAACCAATGAAATGCGAATAGAAGAAACAGAAGAAGGTTTCTATATTCAGCGCAAGTATATTAAGAAAAAAACATTGTTTGGTTTTATTCTTAACATATCAGAAGAATGGCGTTATGAAGTAACATGCACATATCTTAGAAATCCTATTGGAACATTTGGTTTTAGAAGACCTTTTACAGAACTGGTAGATGCCAGAGAAGAAATGGAAAGGATTCGTTATCTACCTAAAATACACAATTAACATCATGAATGAAGAGCAAAAAGAAACATTGGGCGATATCACTGATAGAGTTAATAATCTTACTGGAGCATTAGAGATTCCTATGCCCGCAGAATTTCAGGTAACACAATTAAAAAGTATTTTACCTGAAGTAGTCCAAGAACTACGAGATCTATATAAGGATGTTACTGGTGAAAATCCCTGGGAAACCTTAGAATCTATAGAAGAAAAAAAGTAGAAATGGCTGTACGTTGTAGACTTTCCGATGAGGAGCTTGAGCAGTTAGAGGATCTGGCAGGAGCTGGTTATTCAGCTGATCAGATTGCGATGTATTTGGATGTTCCAAAGGGTGAATTCCTTCAGGATTTTTATGATCTGGAAAGCCTTATACATTATCACTATCAGCGCGGAATGCTAAAGGTTGATGCTGCAGCTGGTATGAAGTTGGCGCAAAATGCTGCAGACGGAAACATCACAGCTCATCAGCAATTAGAAAAAATACGTGAGCGTCAGTTCATAGAAAGGGAAAAGAAAAGAATTATTTATGGCGAAGAAACTCCTTGATTATAATATCCATGATCTTTATGAGTGGATGAATAACGGTAAATCTTCTGGTATGCCGGAAGATTTTGTTCGTTATGTTAACTTACTGGATAAGGTAAGATCCATGAAACTCCGTCCGGATATTTATGGTAACAAAGAAACAATAATAAAGCATTTAATGACTTTTGAGCCTGAGTTGAAAGGTAATAGAATAAAAGCTGCAGAACTCTATGCAGAAAGTATTGAATACTTCTATACTCAGGAGTCAATTTCAAAAAAAGCCTGGAGAAATCTGTATGCAGATGAACTGGATAAAAATTATGATTTAGCTGTTGCCCTGGCAAAGAATGCTTCGGATCTGGAGAAAGCTGCCAGAATAAAAGAAAAGGCTGCAAAAATAAGAGGTCTGGATCAGGAAGATCCGGAGAAACTTCCTGATAGTTTCTATCAGCGTCCATTCAAAGTATATACGATGGATCTCGATATGTTTGAGCAGGGTAAAGTTGACAGAGCTGAAGCTATCGAATGGATTGAAGAAAACACGAAAAAGCTTACCCCTAAAGCTATAGATAGAATCAAGCAGGAAGCAATGATAACTCCAATTAAGATATTCCAGAATGAAGCAGAAGATCCACGTAAAGACTGATTTTGATGATGTAGAGCTACGTTATACAACGTGGCTTAAAATGGTTTTAGATCTTATGGGGCCGAAGAATGCTTTTTTAGTACTCGGTCGTGCAACAACAAAAACTACCGATTTTCAGGCAGAACGGAGTATGGATGTATGTTATGATATGCCAACATCATACTTAGGATTTGTTGCAGATACTTATACCAATCTATTAAAGAATGTTGTCCCTGCATTTATTGAAGGTTGGAATCGGAAAGGATGGAGAGAAGGTACTCATTATGTTATTGATGAACCGCCTCCCTCCCACTTTAAATTACCATATAAAGCGCCAACTACTTATAAACATACAATATCTACGCACCTAGGTAATTTATTCAATTATATTTCAATGGATACTCCGAGTTCTGGAGCTGGTAACTCTTATCAGCATTTGTTTGGAGACGAAGCAAAGTACCTGGAGAAAAAAAGGATTGATAAATTATTTCCTGCCCTTCGTGGAGATGCAACTCTTTTTGGACATTCTCCTTTTTATATGGGTGTTACATTCACTACTGACCATCCAAATCTATTAATGCCTGGTGAGCATGAATGGATTATGGATAGGGAAAAAGATATGAATAAAGAACAGATGATGTATCTGCTGCAGATATCTTTGGAACTAAATGAAAAACGTGCAGATCTGATCAATACCTCCAGAAAAAGGAATAACCCATTGATAAAAAAACTGGAAAAGGAAATTCAGAAGCTTGCAATTCTGCATACACGTCTCCGCTTCAATTCTACATTTTTTTATGTAGCATCCAGTTTTGTGAATATGGATCTCCTCACTTTAGATTTTTTTAAAACAGCTTTGGCGTCTTTAGGTGAAGAAGATTTTAATACATCAGTATTATCTTTTAAGCCAACTGTAGAAAGTGGGCAAAAATTTTATGTTGCCCTGGATCCGGAAAAACATATTTATGATGACGGTATAGTTAAAGACTGGCATTATAAATTTAGCCTTGGAGATGCAGCAGAAGTTGATTCTTCAGCTCTGAAATATTGTGATCCAAACAAACCTTTAGAAATTGGAATTGACTTTGGCGATATGATTTCTTTTGTGATTGGCCAGTCTAAAGGGCGATTAGATTATTATCTTTTGAAAAATATATTCATAACTGCAGATAAGGGAGGATCCAGAGAAATATGTGATGACTTTATAGAATTTTTTAAGCCACACAAAAAGAAAGTTCTAGAAATGTACTATGATAGGTCTGGGAATCAGTATCAGAAAGTAAAAAGAGACTGGGCAAATGAAATAAAAACATTTATAGAAAGGGATAGCAATAATATTCCTACAGGTTGGAAAGTAGAATTAAAGTCAAGAGGACAGGGTAATATTGAACAGCAAACGGAATTTCAATTAGTAAATGCGATGTTACAGCAAACTTATTTTGGACTGCCCAGGCTTCATATTGATAAGTATCAATGTAAACAGCTTATATCTTCTATGGGAGTAGCAAAGCAGATTATCAAATCCAATGCAAAGGGTGTCCGTCAGATATTCAAAGATAAGTCTTCGGAGAAGCTTCCGCTGGCAAAACGTCCAATGTTTTCCACTAACATGTCGGATGGAGCAAAATATTTATTATGTCGTAAAGAGTGGCTGGAAAAACTCCGAGATGTTGATAAGCAAGAATGGAGTGCTCCGGATGTATTAGATTAAAAATTTATTAACTTTATAAAAAGAATATATGCCTACCTTAATTCCTGAAAAAACCGAAGATTTTTATTGTACTATTTTGGTAATCATTTTTAACATTGCAGTAATTTTGTACAATGTTTATCGTTATCGAAAAAAATATGAAGTAAATCTTAGTGATATTATTATAAGTATAATCGCAAGTCCTATACTAGCTCCTTGTGCTCTTTTATTACTAATAATATTTATTATTCTTATGCCTATTTTACTACTTCCAACTCTAAAACGTAAATAATAATGAGCAACAAAAAAAGAATTCAAAAGAAAATACAGAGTATTGACAATAAGAAATGGTTCAGAGAAGTTTCTTTTATAATAAATAAAGGGTTTCCTAATTTAAGTTTACAAACGGACTTAATAGCCAAATCGTTTTTTGATACTATACATGCTATTAATACATTTTCTAATAATATTATTATTGCAATGAGTGCAATACCTGATATTAAAATTCTTTCTGACAATAAATTTCAAAATGCCTACTTTCAAGGACAGAAAGCAGCTGAAAAATATCTTGAGTTTTATAAAGGGAAAGATTTAAGAATGGAAAATACAGATGCTTTATTGAAGCATCCTGACGGAGTCTCATTTAATTTAAGTTCATTAACTGCTGAAAGCAACAAAACTTTAAATTAAATATACAGATTCGCGAAGCGGAAAAATTTTTCAAGCATAAAAATAGCCGTATTGCTACGGCTGTTTTTTATTATACAAACTTTGTAAAAATACTCGGTGCTTTTGTTTTCCAATAATCGTGGTTTATGATATAAACTTTATAATACTTATTCGCTAAACTATCTCCGTGCCATATCTCCCCTTTTATACCATGCAAAGCGAGGTTTAAAGCGGACATCTTTGCGCAAATAGGGTCTATATCCGCCCCAATGCAATAATTGCCTTTTGAGACGCTTTCTGAAGCTAAGAGCATACGCCCCGACCCGCTACAGGGATCATTTATAAATTCTCCGAATTCGTCCTTATTCATCGTTATTCTTGCCATTAAATTGCAAATGTCTATAGGAGTGAAAAACTGTCCTAGTCTTTGGCTTTTATGTTTGCTTGTAATTTCTTCGTAAAGTTCCCCTAGTGGATCGCTCCATGTTTTGTTCTCAATATTCAATAAATACTCTACCCACATACGGCCGAACATTTCCGCAAAATCGCTTAGATCTGATTTTTTATATTTTTTTATTGTTTCCAGATATAGCGGTTCTTCCGTTCCTCTGGCAAAACAACAAATTGTAATTGTTAAAAAGTCATCAAAACATTGGGCGAAATCATAACCGTAAGAATCGAATTTATTTAAAAATAGTTTGTTAAACTTCTGCGGTTTGTAGGTCTGTGTCAGCATTTTTTTTGTTTTTAGATGGTTCAACCTGTGCATTGGAAAAAAGAAAGCATATCGGGAAAAATTTATACTCTTCTGGCTCTTCTGCGTTTTCATTATGTTTCTGGGCTTCTCGCTTCTTTCCCCATATTAGAAATGCTTTACTGCCTTTAATGATTTTATATCCTTCTTTTTTCCAGTCCCAAAACGTCTTAAAAGTGGTGTTCTCGGCATTCTGATAAAATTCTGATATAAGGATGCTGTTAATTGTACAATCAAGGCTTTGTTCCTCTCTTATTGTGCGTGCCTGTTCTGAAAGGTTAATCAAAACCTTTCTTTTTTCTGATATTTCCATAAAAAGTAATTGTTTAAAAATCGTAATCTTCGAAATCTGACATATCACATGAATAAAAAATGAACAGCTGTACAATAGCTTCTACCTTGTTAAATTCGTCCTGTGCTTGTTTTTTGAAATAGTGGTAATCTTCCCAATTAAAAAGCTTAGAATAGCCCTGTAATTTTAGTTCGTGGTAAACTTTATCGGATAATTTATTTAAATTTGCTGTTGCGTTCATAGAGTAATTTTTACGATGTGAATTAAAAGCACTCCCACCCGTCACAATGGGAGTGCTAATTTTTAAATGTTGAATGTTAAAATTTGTGTATTGCTTTCTTCCATCATTTTATCTAGCTTGGAGGTACACAAAATCAATATTTCTTCAATGATATTTGAGTTTGAAATTTGAAACTCCATTCCGCAATCAGATTTAATAGATAATTTCTCTTTCATTCCGTCTCTACCTATCATATAGGCATTTAAAGTGTCCGCTTTATCCTTTAAAAAATTATGCTTTTCGGCTAACTTTTGAAAAAGATTAAGGTTCTTTAGTCGGTCGTCTGCTGTTGTTGGTGTAAAAATCTTGTCTAAAACTTCTTTTTTACCCTGCAACACATCATTTTTAGCATTTTCAGTTTTTCCATTTTTGGCAACGGTTGCCACGCTTGCAGAAGTTGCTACTGTCTTCACTTCTTCTTTTTTAGTCGTTAATGCGTTCATTTTTAATTATTTATCTACTATAAAGACACGAAAAATAACTATAATATACACGTATTCGTGTATTTATTTACAGATAAAAAGCTATTTATTACGATTCTAAATAGTTCATTTTCAACACATAAACCTGCATTTTTTAAGGTAAAAAATAAAACTACAAAACACTAAAACACTGTAAATCAATTTGAAATCCCTAAAAACTTTTTCAAAGTTTTTTTGTGTGTCACACTCCGCCCGACGCCGCCGAGAATCACTATTGCAGTTGCCGAGGGGGTCTCGATGCGTGAAATATGGCTGAATCGCCCACCAATAGGGCGTTTCGGCAAAAATTGACGAAATTTCCGCTTTGATTCGAGGAGCTTCCCAAATCATAAAAACAGTTAAAAACCCCATAAATAGGCGGTTTACAGCTGTTTTACAATTGTATTGGCTACTCGAAATTTTGCTCTTGCTGTTTACCGAGGCAACTGAATGCAACTTGCCACAAAAAAGTAATGGCAAAGGTTGTCAGTGATGAGATACTGAAGCTCAAAATAGTTGTAAATGGTGATGAAGCCCAAAAAAGGGTTTTGGACTTAGAGAGGGCTAATAACCAATTAGCTAATAGGATATCTGATCTTAAGAATAAAGAAAAGGAACTAAGTTCCCAACGTAAAAAGAATCCGGAGGAAATTGCAAAGATTAAATCCGAGATCAACTCCCTGAATAAGCAAATTGCTAAAAATAGAGAAGAGATTGATTTAGAGATTAAATCGATGGATATCATGAGTCTTACGGTAGATCAACTGCGTAAGAGAATGAATGATCTTAATTTCACTATGAAACACATGGATCCTAACTCTGAATTATATAAGGCATCTCAAGAAGAATTAGGGAGATTAAGCAATAGACTTGGAGAGTTGAGGAATGGGTCAAGGAATAGTTCTTTGTCAATCAGTGCACTTGCCGATAAATTCAACCACTACTCCGGCTTAGCAGTAGCGTTTGCAGGTGCTTTGACTGGTGTTGCACTATCAATGCAACAAGTCATTGATATAAACAATAAGATGGCCGATGCTATGTCAGCTGTAGAGAAAACTACTGGTATGACAACTAAGGAGGTGCAGGAACTAACCAGGGCATTTGGTGATTTCGATACCCGGACATCTAAGATAGACCTCTTAAAGATCGGAGAGATAGGCGGACGTTTGGGTATTCCTAAAGAAGAGATACTAGAGTTCGTGCGTGAGGTAGATAAAGCTTATGTAGCATTAGGTGATAGCTTTAGCGGTGGTGTAGATAAGGTTGCCGAGAGTATAGGTAAGATAGCGGGGCTATATAAAGAAACCAAGGGGCAAGGTATTGCGATATCTATAAATGAGATTGGATCAGCTCTCAATGAATTAGGCGCTGCCGGTGCTGCATCGGAAGAGAACATTGCCGAGTTTGCGAAACGAGTAGGTGCACTCCCTGAAGCTCTTAAGCCATCCATAACAGATGCTATGGCATTAGGTGCTGCATTTGAAGAAAGCGGGATTGATGCTGAGCGTGGTGGTACTGCATATACAAACTTCATATCTACTGCAGCAAAAGAGACTAAGAAGTTTGCTGAAATAATGAGGTTATCTGAGAAACAGGTTAAAGATCTTATTAACTCGAATCCTACTGAGTTCTTCTTGAAGTTCTCTGAAGGAATGAAAGGAATGGACGGAACTGATGTAGCCAGAGTATTGGATTACCTTAAACTGGGAGATCAATATGTTAAATCAATTGTAGGTGCAGCATCTGAGAATACCGAACGTTTCCGTAATACTATGGCTCTATCTGCTCAGGCTGCTGCCGATGCTACCTCTTTGCAACAGGAGTTTGATAAGGTAAACAATAACTCAGCTGCTATATACGATAAAGTACGCAAGAAGTTTATTGCCATCTTCACCAGTGATGCTGTTGCAAAAGCATTGAACTGGATCATTAGCACTGTTGGTAAAATGATTGGCGCTGTAGAAGATGCAGATGGAAAAGTAACAGCTTTCCGGAATACTCTCCTATTTTTCGTAAAGATCCTCACTATTGTATCAGCTGCCATGTTCACCAATAACTTATTAATGGGGACCTACAACACCTTATTAACAACAGTAAGAGATAAGGTATTAGGCTTAACAATTGTAGAAAAGGCTCGTAATGTTGTCAACTCATTAGGTAATGTTATCGCAACAACCACAAGAGCATTATTATGGCTTTTAGCAGCTGGTTACTCGTTGCTAACGGGTAATATAGCGGGTGCAACTTTTGCTATGCGTGGATTCACTGCAGCCATAATGGCAAACCCTATAGGAGCAATAATCACCTTAGTTACCGCCCTGGGTACTGCATTATATTTTTATAAGCAACGACAAGATGAAGCAAGAGAAGCTGCAAGGCGAAATGCTGAAGAAATGAACCGTTTCGGTAATATCCAGAAAGAAACGATGGAGAAAGGACGAATTGCTTCAGATCAGTTTAAAGATAGTACTGAATTATTGATCAGGACTATGAAATCTAATATAGCCACCACTGAACAAAAGAAAAAGGCTTATGAGGCTCTTATAAAGCTATACCCTGAATTAGCTGATAAAGCCAATAAAGAATACACCTGGACTAATAAGATGGCTGAAGCTTATGAGTTATTAGCCTTTAAAATTGATTTAGTTGCAAGGGCTAAGGCTAGAGCAGCGGCACGTCAATCCATATATGATGATATTGAAAAGAAAAGGGTTGAAATTGTTCAAAATCAAGGCAAAGTAGAGGATGAACAGGATGTAAGGAATGCCAAAAGAGCTAAAAACAGAGATAATCTAAGAAAAGCAGAGAATGGTCGATATGGAGCTTATGATGGTCCTGCTATGGCTGCAACATCTCAAAATGAAGAAATATCTAAAAAGGACTTTGCTGAGCATAATAAACAAACTGCCAGGTATCAATCAGTTATTGATCAAACTGCATTGTTACAAAAATTATCAAAAGCTGATCAGGCTAGAGTTGATTTCCTTCAGAAAGAAGTACAAAGGACCCAAGGAAAAAAACGGCAGCAGTTACAGATGGAATTGGATTCTTATTACACCACTGATACCACGGAAACCCCTGTAAAATCAAATTATAAAATTCCTGAAGAAAAAGAGAAGAAGGAGAAAAAATCCAAGGAAGAGATTGAGGCGGAACGTGCTCAAAAAAAATATGAGAGTGAAAGGAAGAAAATTCTGGATACAGCTGAGAATTATAACCAAAGAATGGAAACTCTTGAAGCTGAACGTATACGCTATACTGCAGAACTTCAAAGAGATGGTTATGAGAAAGAAAGGGATCTTATTGTGGCTGAACAGGAGAAGACTTTAGTGGCTCTTGATAAAAAGAAAATATCTGCTAAGGATTTTGAGCAGATACATAATATGATAGCTAAAGAAAAGGGAGATATGAAGGTTAAAATTCAGGAAATTGAATTTCAATGGAAAGAAGAAAATGCAAGAATATTGGCTCTTCAGGAACAAGAAAAATCTCTATCTAATCTAAAGCTCCTCAAAATAAATGAAAAGTATCTCATGGATACTTATAAAAAGGAGGAAGAAGCAATGCAACTTCGTCTGGACTTGGTAGATCGGGAAAAGAATAAGAGAATCAGTTCACTCGAAACTCTGAAGGATCAAAAATTGTTCTTGAAAAGTGAAGGTTACACTGATGAGAACTTATATAAAATTAGATCCTGGGAAGAAGGACGCGCAGCTATTGAGAAGTTTTATCAGAAAAAAAGGCTGGAAGAACAATTAGAGTTCCTGAGAAAATCAATTGCTGAGTTCAATATAATGGCGGCAATTAATCCTATCTCTTTAACTCCTGAACAAATTAAGAAGATTGAGGAATATCAGACCAAAATTGCTGAATTAACTGCGGAGATTAGCCGATTAAAAAATGGAGAGGAAGGTAAAGGTAAGGGTAGTTTAAGTGGTAAACTTGATAGTTTAGGTGGTAGAACTGATATACTTGGATTAACCCCGGATCAATGGGAGGCAATGTTCACCAATACTGATAAATTATCAGAAAACATTCAAAAGGTAGGTGCAGCTCTTCAGGTAGCTCAGAATATGTTTGCGATGTATTCTTCATTTGTCCAGGCTAATGAGCAAAGAATGCTTCAGCAATATGAATTTGCCAGCAAACAAAAACAGAGTCGTCTCGAGAAGCAGCTAAAAGCGGGGTTAATCACTCAGGAAACATATAAAAGAGAGACTTTAGCTAATGAGAAGGAATTAGATAAGAAGAAAGCTGAAATTGAGTATGAGGCAGCGAAGCGCCAAAGGATGATGGATATAGCCAATGCTATTACCAGTACAGCTGTTGGTATTGCTGGTGCTTTATCTAATAAGCCTTGGACACCTTTAAACTTTGTATTAGCAGGATTAGTTGGAGCAATGGGAGCTGTACAAGTTGCAACCATTATGAGTCAACCAATGCCTACTATGCCAGGTGCTGAAGATGGTTTTTATCCTGTTATTCGTCAACAGGATAATAAGATGTTCAGAGCTCGCCGGAAACGGTCAGAAACAGGTATTTATGATGAGCCAACAATGCTTGTTGGTGAGGCTGGTAAAAACTTTCCAGAACTTGTTGTTTCCGGTACAGATCTTCAGCGAGTAGATCCGGAAATAACCAACATGTTTATGAAGGATATCGCGCGAGTGAAAGGATATGAGCAGGGATTATATCCGAATATGCCAGCTTCCTCTTCTTCTAATAGAGAAGATCTGGATCTGAAATTATTAGAAGCAATAAACAAGTATACGGATACAATGGATAAAATACAGAAGTATGGAATCTCAGCGAAGATTGAAAAGAATGCTCAGAATGGTAAAGCATCCTATGAGATGCAAAATGAATACTTAGATCTCGTTAATAGAAATAAACACTAATATGGCAACAACAGACTGGGGGGTGACCCCAAAAGATATATCTGTGGAATGGGAACACTTGACTCCATATCCACCAGTGCAGATAATAAAAATAGAAGCGGCGAGTAATTATTTCCCCGGCTTAACTTCTACATATTCTGACTTCAGAATACAGGTTGTACAGTCAATCTTTAATGATGGTGGAGTATTTTATGAAGTATTTGATTCTAATTTAAATAATGGGTATATCAATAATGCTGGAGTAACAGCAATAACGGTAAAGGTGAGATACCTTAATCTTGAAAATCAGATCCGAATAAACCAAGGAGCTATAATATTTAAATTATTCGGAAAAGACTCTTCTGGTAATTGGCAAAATATAAATAATGCCAATGTATTAATGAGTGCATATATAAAGGGGAATCCGTCGGCAATAAAGACTGAAAAACCATTCTATACCGTATACTATAATAAAGAAAGTGGAACCTTGTCTGGGGAAACTTTAGTTAAGATTATTAATAATACTGAAAATAAAGTTCTTGAATTTGAAAATGAGGGAACATTTGTAACACCTGCAAGCTTTACTACTCAATTCAACCTAAACTTATCGCCTAATGCTGTTCTTCCCTCATCTGGAGAAAAGAATGTCCCAGTATTTTTATGGATGAATGGTGTTAGGTTTTATGCATTTTCAATTCAGGTACTAATTCTTGATAATGGAATAGCTCATACGCCTCAGGACATGTCTTTTTTCATCAGGAAAAGCACCAATGAGATCTTATTAAAGACATTGCGCATTATCAATCCATTTAATAAAAGTTTCACTATAACAGGACCGTCATGGCTTACATTAAGTGCTACATCAGGCATAGGAAATGCATTTATTGATGTTAGAAATGTAGCTCCTGCGACATTAGCTGCAGGAGATTACTCCGGAGATATTAAAATATTGTTTGAATCACACGAAATCATTGTACCAGTGACAATGAAAGTAGTTGTATTCTATAGTCACAATTTTACGGAGGAATATAATTTTTGCCTTGATGATAAAATATTGAGTGTCTTTAAATACACAGAAAATGCTTTTTTTGCAAGAATTAACATGGAAGTTCTGGTTAAAACTCCGGAAAAAGAAAGTGTTTTGACTGTTCCTCTTACCATACCTTATTTTAAGGATAAATGCACAGTGAATATTGGTGAAAAGATCAATAGATATTTTTTAAAGAACCGTGAGGAGATATTATCGGAACCAGGAGTGCCTAATAATTTCGATAATCATGTTCTATTCCTTCCTGCAGTATCAAAATTCACAATTGAAGAACTGGATATCGATCATAACCTTCTTCATAAAGAAAGTTTCGAAAATATAAAGTTTTATCCCGGAAAACGTCCAAAATGTTTCCCATTTTTGACTAATTATGACGTTCGGAGCCATATTGAGGACAGCAAAACAGTTTTTTCTTTTATTTCTGGTCTTGTAAGTTCAGGAGAACTGTTAGATAACGCATTACCTGAAAATAGTTTACCTCAGGGAAGTATTGCTAGGGTAAAAGTGGAAGATTCTGAAGGGAAAATAAATTTTGGAGAGTCAAAAGTGATTACTGCAGCAAATCAAAGCTTAAATTACTTCACTATGCCAATCTTAAGTGAAAACAGAGTAAATGTTCAATGGGAAAATCAGAATTTAGCAATGGAAAGTATAACTTTCACTGGAGATTATGCTTTGTTAAATGAGTATAGTCACGTTATACAAAAAAATGTATTTACAGGCGATTTAGATAAATTTAGCACAGAAAGAGTGCGGAAAATAAACATTAATACTGGTTTTATTTTAAAAGCCGAGACTGATCTAATAGATGAGTTGGTTGCGTCATTATATTGCCTATTAGAAATCGAAGGAAGATACTATAGTGCAAAATGCATATCTCAAAAATTAACCAAAGAAGATTCAAAAAGATCTTTAATTGAATTTGACTTAGAATTTCAAGTTTCTTAAAATGGGAATAACACTATTTACGGAAAAATTCAAATTAGAATTATCCAAACAGAAAGTAACTATCCAGGAAAGTAACTCCCGGATGAATGACAAAGTTTCAACGAAGTTTACATTTCCTTTCACTACTCCAATGGATGAAAATTTTATTCATTCTATTGGGGATTATATAAGTCTGGAAAATGTGGGAATCGAAAATGTAATAAATTGTTACGCGGAAGTAGAAGGAAAAATATCTGAAGCAAAATTGAATCTACTGGATATTCTTGACACAGAACTATCCGGACAGGTAGATTTCGGATTCGAGGATGTGCCAAGTTTTGATAAGAAGCTTTCGGAATTTAATTATGGTAAGTTTCAGGTCCCTGATATATATACATACGCTAAGGAAATATGTGGGCTTAGATATCCGGATACGAATTTCAATTTCCCAAGAATGTATACAACCAAGTATTCTCCAGACCAAGAAATCTGGGATGCATTTGATGGCTATTATAATGATCTAAAACCGGATGGATCTGAAATGAGAAGAAATTACATAGACAGTGATTTGAATATTTTTAATGTTAACATAATCCATCCATGTCCACATCTACTCTATTTATTATCCCAAGGTTTTGCAGACAAAGGATATAAATTGGAAGGCGAAATACTAACTGATCCGATGTTGCAAGATGCATGGGTATTCTCCGGAACCCAGTATTTTAATACATTAAGCCAGGCACGATATGGTTTCATTTTTTCATCAATGGAATTTAATAGGTTAGATCTGGAAAACGGTCCGGATGATTATGCTTTCTATGAAAAGGAAATTATAATCAAGAAAACCGGAAAGTATACTTTGCGAGGTATTGTTGAATTTTGGAAGGCTTCAAAGATGTGGGCTGATTATGTACTTGTAATCGATAATCAATCGGTCATCTGGCGTAAGTATGATGATTCAAGAGGCAGTATTTTGGAAAAAATACCGCTGGATATCACTATTAATATTACGAAACCGGATACAAAATTAACTTTCCGTATATACACTCAATATCATGAAGACTCCTGGACACATCAGATATCTGATCTTACTCTTGCATCAGATTCTCTGGAAGATGTAGAAGGGGTAAAGGAAGAATCAAATGTAGTACGAAATCCGAATGAAATCGATTTATCCAGAGCTGTTCCGGATATGACATTTGGTGATCTAGTTAATACGATCCGCTCCTGGTTCAATTATGATATAGAGATATCAGGTAAGACCGTTACAATGAACCGACTTGACAAAGATCCAGAAAATGTAAAAGACTGGAGTATGTATCAGAGTGTAAAACCTAGGAGAAAACTTCAGCAAAAAAGATCATTTTTGTTGAAGTTTCAGGATCTCGATAATGATGAGAAGATGAATTCAATGTTCTATGATAGTAAAGGTCCTCTTCTAAACGGTAAAGAAAATTCAGATACAACCACTATTGAAATTAATGGATATCCTATGCCGGTATCTAGGGCAAAAGAAAACGGATATCTCACTGCAGCTGTGAAAAAAGATTCAACAAATACACTTGCCCTGGTGTTCTATAATGGTCTGGTAGCAGGTCAGAATAATGCATCTTATAAATCATCTTGCAGCTTTCCAGAGTTATTTGGAACTAACTGGCTGAGATGGCTCCGGCAGCGGATCAATGGATCTGCTTATGAAGCTAGTTTTAATGTTGACATTGAAACCTTCAGCCAGTTTGGTATTAAGGATTATGTATACTGGCATAATAATATACACCAGTTTGACACATGGACTAAAGATATGATATCCGAGACAGAATATAAGATCTCTATAAATACAGAGACCATTATATAAAGTTATCTAAAAGGTGAACCGTCTGAAGAGCTTCTTCCTTATCAAGGTGTACATAGATCATAGTAGTTTCAATACTGCTATGGTCTAGTATTATCTGGAGGTCTTGTATTGTCCCACCTGATTTAAGATAGTTAGTAGCAAAAGTATGACGGCCGACGTGCATCGTCATTTTCTTTTTCACCTTATACACTTTAGCAATGTCTTTCAAATCCAAATTAATTTTTTGTTCAGCTTTAAACTTTACAAATAGATCCGGATTCAAGTTTATAATTTCTTTTGCCCGATTATTAAGTGGTATAGATATATATTTTTGTGTTTTCTGTGAAAGTACAGAAACTTTATAATCCATAAAATCTACTCTTTTTAAGGCTTTTATATCAGAGATCCGAAGAGAGACACAGCAAGCGATTAAAAAGTATCCCAGGGATAACTGTTGTTCATTTGATAAGATCCGTAATCTGTAGATTTCAATTAGCCTCCGGGTATCTTCCGGAGAAAGACTAGTCCGGTTTCCACTTGTACTTCCGACAATCACATCATCAAGATTAACATTCAACATAACGCCTTTGCGCTGGGCATCGATCAGATAGTATTTTATTATCTTAATATTAGAGTTTCTTGTTGTTTTATTATTTCCAATATCAAATAAATGTTTCCTGTATTTATCAAAGAATTCTAAATTAATATCAGTGAATGGGATTTTCTTTTTCCAGTCTCTTAATTTATTAAGAATAGAATTGTGTTTTTTTAATGTATTGGGATTCGTGATTTTGTCATTCATAGTTGACTGCATGAACGCTAAAAAGTCATAAGCAGGGACTTTAGAAAAGAATTCACGGATGAATGCAGATAGGCTCATTTCCTTATGATTAAGCCTATAGAATATTTCAATCTCAGAGGCTTTACTAAACATATTATTTAGAATAAGATTTAGATCAGTATTGGATTTAGTTCTTTCCTTTATCTGATTCCAATCGCTAGCCTTCGTGTAGTAACCTGTTGGGATTCGTTCTTTCTCTTTGTTGATTGTAACCTTGAAAAAAATCTGCTGCTCATTTTTCTTATTTACATAGTTGTGTAGATAAAATTGTGTCTTCATTGTGGAATAGGATCTTTTTAGGCCGATCTCCAATTCAAATAATGTTTCTTGTCTCAT